AAACTACCGGTTGTCCATATAGGTCTTTTAAATACAGGAGAATCTAAATAATTATATGTTACCATTCTATTAACAACGTCTGATCCTGCTGTGCAATAAAACCAAGTTACCTCACCAAACAAATTATTTAATCCAGCATTTATTAAATCTCTAGATGTAAAATTTATATCGTCATAAACATAATCTTCTACTAAACATTGTAGTGATTTTAATTGACCATCGTAAGTAAAGAATCCATTTTCAGACATCCAATAAGCTGTACCATCTACTTCAATACAAGCATTTTTACCGATCAGTCCACAGTTAGTTCCTACTTGTTCAAAAGCAAATGTAAATGGTTGACCCACAAACTTCATAAGAAATAATGCAGTATCTGTCCAAACGTAAATTGCATCTCTACCTTTAATAGCTCCCATAATTCTAGAACCATCTGCTAATCTTTGTGTGCCTGCAGTATTGTTAGCTCTAACTGTATACGAATCTGTTTGATCAATACTCTCTTGCGAAGAAAACCTTATAAACATATCGTCTTGTGTAGCACTATTGCCTACTGTTGTTTCTGTTCCAAAAAATACTAAGTGTCTATCTGGTGTAGATACCAATACATGACGCGATGCAGTTGGAGCGTTTGGAATAATTGTAGCTCTAATTGATGTTGCGTTTGACGGAGATGCATCCCATTCAAAACATGCACCATTATATATAAGAGCAATTAATTTTGTTCCATAGTTATCTAAAATCCATAGACCTGGATCAATTGTAAAGTCAGAAGAAGAGGCTTCTCCCCATGCAACGAATGCTGATATATTAGTTACTGTAGCACCTCCAGTGTGAGCTGCTCTTGTAGTTCCGTTAACTGCTCTAGCTCCTCCACTTAAGGTCCCTGTTCCCGTGTCATTGTTTGTAAAACTTATATCTTCTGATCCAATTCTAATTTCTCCTGAAGCAGGAAAGGCTGAAGTGTTTGCTAATACTACAGTCGTAGTAGCATCGTCTGGAAGCGTTGTTGATAATGTAGAAGTTGCTGGTCCGTTAGCTGTACCACCCCATAATGCTGTACCCCAACCAAAGCCACCTAATTGTTGTGAAGGCCCTACGTTATAGTAACAAAGAATAGAAGTGCTGTTACCGTCACTTGTAGTTAACGGTGTTCCTGTTTCTTGAGCCTCCATTGTAATTGTAAAAGTAGTGGCCGTTGGAACAGAAGTAACCATATATTTTATGTCTTCAAAAGTTGCATTACTGTAAGTTGATCCTGCCGGTACTCCGGTTACACTGTCAAACAAAACAATATCATCTTCTAATAAACCATGGGCCCCGGTACATGTTACCGTGACTGTTGTTGATGAAGATGTACTAGTAAACTTAGCTCCTGTTAAAGTTTCTCTAATTGGGTGTATGTCATAATAGGTTCCACCTGAATATACATATAAAATTCTATTAGTTCCAATAGCGGCATATTTAATACCGGCATTGTTATCCCAATGATGTAAAGCTCTAGCAGCTCCTGTAAGCTTATCCTGTCCTAATTGGGACCAACCACCTATTTTTTCAGCAGTTCCGTACCTAAAACGTACATTATCCCCATCAAACCATTGCCCTTCGGCGCCAGTTTCCGTAACTTGTTTATTAAATCCGGGTGCAAAACCTAACTTTTGTAACATATTAAAAACCTGTTTATTAGGTAATATAGCAGATACTAGAGAAATTCAATATCTTTAATCAAAGGTATAGATAGCAATAATTCGAGCCCCTTTTTTAGGATAAATTAAGTAGTGTTTACAATTATCAAACAAAACACCCTTGTATTTTTCAGGAGTTATCTCATGGCTAATCTTATTATTTTCATCTAACATAATTGTTTTTGCATCTTTATCACAATCATTTAAATAAATAATCAACTGTTTATGATCAAACTCATGGTCAACATGAGAAGGACATTTTTTTGTTCCAATATTAAAGGTTAGATTAACATTTATTCTAAACACTTTATTAATTTTTATTTTGTATTTATCACAAAAAGCAAAAAGAATTTCTAAGAAAATATCTGCGTGTATAGAATTAAATTGATTTTCTTTTGTATATTTTGACGGATAGGTCATATCATCTGCCGTTCTGTCTTCAGGTCTTTTAAGAACTGTATGAGAAAGATAGGGATAATTAGTCCCTTGTTCAAATGCTGGACCCATATAAAAAGATAATTGATTTTGTTCTAATAACTTTTGTATAGTTTTTTTATGTTCTTTAGTTAAAAAGTTTTTACCTTCTTTAATTAACGAACTCATAGTTTTACCTCTGTTAAATTTTCTTTATCTCCAAGGCTACCCTTAACAAAACTATTAAAAGATAGACTTATTCTAGTTTTATCTTCTTTTACTTTATCTACAGAATGTTTTAGATTAGAAGGAAATATAATAATCATTCCTTCTTTTACCGGCACTCGCCAAGTTGGAGAATTAAAAGTATTATATGCTTTTATTCCTAATTGTATTTGTTCATATTCTCTTTTATGAAAAGTAATACAATCATCTTTAGTAGTATTAATATAAAGAACACCTGATAAATAAGAATTAGGGTGTGCATGCTCATGATGAAATTCTCCTTTATTGGTATAGTTAAGCCAAGACTGGGTAATATAAGGAGTGGCTGTATTCTTAATTTTTAAAACATCTGTAAAATAATTATTTAAATAAGTTTCTAATGTTTGTTTTAAACTTTTTAATGTTTTTGTATTTAAAACATATCTATTTTTTGTATTTCTATTTCCATAATTTATTAATAAATTATTTGGATCTTGACAAAAATAATTGTTTTCTTGTTTTGAAAACTGTCTCCCTATTTCAGTTACGTATAGAGCAGTTGAAAATATACTTCTTATAATAGGGTCTTTCATTCTTAAAGTTTATTTAATTTATCATTAAATAAAATTCTTTCTTTAGCTAACTTATCTGTAAGCTTTCTATTGAATTGAGCTAAACCATCCAGAGTAATTTTTAATGACTCATTTTGAGTTTTTAAAAAACCATTCATTTGTAACTCAGACTCTAAAAGAGCTTCCTTTTCTCTTATAGTTTCTCTCAGTTCTTTAATTATTTTTTTTAAGTTATCGTGGTCCCATTGTGTTATCATAGTGTTTCTCCTTTTAATCTTCTTCGTATTCTAAATTAAAGTTAGCAGCAACTGAAACTCTTGTTACGTTTGATTTATATGTTGCTACATTATGAGTTAGGTTCCATGGAAAAATAAAAAAATCTCCAACTTCTCCTTTAAACTCATAAAAATTATTGTGAAAGCTTTGTGGGTTTCCCACAAAAAAACTTAATACACCAGGACCAGAACCTGTTCCTTTCCAATTTTTTTGTTCTTGTGTTATTTTTTTAGGTAGATCTAATATTAACACACTAGATAATTGACAATTATGATGAATGTGGGGAGGATTTGATTCTCCTTTTTTCATATAATTAACCCATGCTGAATTCATTGTTATTTTTTTTAAAATTCTAGAATACCAAATTCTGTGAGCTTCTTTGTAAGCACTTAGATAAGGTGCTAGTATGTCAACATATTTAGCCTTATCAATTAAAATTTCATCATCGATAAGACCCGCTAACCCTGTATTATATTTTTCTGTTCCACTATCACATAATTTTCTAATAGCTTTAATTTCTTTACTATCTATTTTTATTTTAAATAATAGTGGTCCCCAATAATGTATCGTAAATTGTTTTTCCATTAACCCTTTTGTTTTTTTCTTAATAATTGATCTACACCTAATCGAGGTCTACCATCATACTTACGTTGTTCTGCATCTGATTGTTTCGAATCTACATAATGTAAAAACAATTGAACACATTTACCTTGTGGTAAAGGTTTTCGCCAATGCTCTAAATGAAACCCTGGATACAATAATAAATCTCCTGGTTTTAAAATAACAGCTTCGCCTTTAGTATTACCTGGAACATAGTCTGAGGTTGAATCTTTTTCGTTCATTGCTGTTCCTTTATTAGGATTGTTTTCAATATAGATTGGCCACTCTTCTCCACCTAAATTAACGGTTGCAGAAATTTTACAGTTAGACCTATCTTTATGTCTTTTTAATTCATTACCTTTATTATAAACTCTAACATATGAATAAGTTTCATATAATTTTTTTCTCATTGTTTTTTCTATTAAAGGTTTTAATTGTTCTAAAATAATATCACCTGCCATAGGTCCATAAATAGCATACGATCCAGGAACTTGAGGATCATTAAACACACCATATTCTTTATTAAACTGAGAAATAAATTCAGCTGCAAAGTATAATTTTGCTATCTTTTCTTTTTCTAAAAAATAATTTTTAAGAAAATTACATACTTCTGGTTTTAAAACATTACGTAAGACTTTATATTTTTTTTTCATTTTACGATGTTCTCCAATGCAACAGGTAAGGCTTGACAATTAAAATGTATAAATCTAAACGGTTCTTTACCTGCGTCTACTGTGTATTCATGAGGTAAATAAGACGGAAAAAATATTATCTTTCCTGGTCTAGGTTTAAATTCAATTTGACTAGATGCTATATGTAGTTCTGTAAAATTAATTTCTGGTAATTGATTCATCATTGCACCAGCTCTTGGATCATGGAATACTGGTTTAGAAGTTTTATCACTACCTTTTAAAAAATAAAAACCTGAAATATGTCCATTCCAATGTGTGTGTAAACTATGATGACCACCACCTTTTCTATCAAATTCTTGAACCCACATTTCAGTGCAAAAAACTCTAACTGTTTTTAAATCATAACCCATTTCAAGTAGTAAATTATGTGAAGTTGCAACTATATAATCTTGTAATTCTCTGTATTGAGGTACATTAATTAAACTTTTAGAATGAAATACATTTTCATTTCTAGTAAGTTTTTTGGCTTCTTTGATATATTTATCTGAAGCTTTATCTATTTTATTTATATATTTTTCATCACCATGATGACATTCCCAAATAGGGCTAACAAAATAATGATCTCTTTTTAATCCTTTAGGAAATGATGTTGTCATTTTATAGGTGGTCCTTTGTGCCATACAACTAAACTATATCTCGTTCCTTTGGTTACTGGAAGAACTCTATGTATTACAAAAGAAGGAAAAGTTATAATAGTCCCTTGTTGTTTTATTTCATTTGTTTTTAAAATCTTATTTTTATGATTAGGCGGAGCATAGTTATAGAACTCTAAATCTCCACCTTCAAAATCTTTAGGGTCATTTAACAATATAATAGTAGAAAGTTTTCTAACGCTTTTTCCAGGACGACCATTGTCAGAATGCCAAGTATAGTGTTGTTTTTTATTTCCTTCGTATTTTGTAAATTGAAAAAGTTCGATAGTATCATAATCAAAATCCCATTTAGCTTGTTTATTAGATGCCCAAACAAAAGGACGTATTTCTTTATATATCCAAAAATTATCTAACCAACATTGTTGAGAGTTTCTAATTTTAGTTACTTTTATATTGTCGCCAATCTCTCCTTCGTTTAATCTTTTACTTTCTCCAAACTCAATAATTTCATTACATATCTTTTTAGTTATCCCTCTAGGATATGCAAAATAAGTTTGTTCTAAAAAATTCATTATATCTATAGTCCTTTATAGATATATTATATAATAGGATATTTAAATTGTCAATTATGATTCAGGAATCCAAGATTGTGTTTCTTCATCCCAAGTGAAAACATATGGAGCTTCAAAAGGCATTGGACCAGGAGGATTAGGTGCTTCCCAATCACATGTTGATTCATCTAATACCCAACTTGGATAAGGTTGCGGTGCAACAAATCCATCTAAATCTTCACGGTAAAACCAACCATTACCAGGATAATTTTTTCTAAAAGAACCATCTTCAGAACATTGTTTCCATTCACCACCAAAAGTATTGTGACAATATTCTTCACCTTGTGCAGACATATCAGGTCCAGCTACATCGTCACCGATAAGTCTCATTTGTAAAACTTCTTTTGTTGAGGGTTTTAATTTACAATATATTTTCATAGTGTTTACGCTAATGTTAAATTCCCATCGACAGTAAACGTACAAATTTTATCACCTGTTGGTGAGTCTGTTGCTACACTATTTGTTCCAGGGGATACTGATAAAGCTCCAGGTGCATTTGCTGCAGGAATTCTAATTATTACTACTCCAGTTCCACCTACTGCTCCAGGCACTCCGCCTGTAGTGCTGTACGCTGCGCCGCCTCCGCCGCTTCCTGTGCCGTTAGTTCCGGCTGTATTTGTTCCGTTGACAAAACCTGCTGATCCGCTTCCGCCGCCACCAGTTCCGCCAGTTCCTCCACCGGGAGCGGTAATCCATCCTGCACCGCCGCCACCGCCAGCTCTTGTAATTGAAGTACCTGATATTGAATTTGCTAAACCATTTCCACCATTTCCACCTGCTCCACCGTGTCCAGGACTTGCGTTCGCACCTACTGCGCTAGCGCCACCGCCCCCAGCAGCTGAATAATTTCCACA